GGAGATTAACATGGCAGAGCATATCGAAAACTTAGATGCAGAACTTGAGGAAGCCAAAGCGACTGGCGAAGATTCAATGGCTGCAGATGCAACCACCCCTGCTGGTGGATCAAACACAAAACGTAAAGCGGATAAGAACGTTGCGGCTGAAAAGCCACACAAGCAAGGTTCATCTGATGAAAAAACACCTATGGGTCCAAATAACGTAGGTATGAAAGAAGGCATCGAAGTATTATTTGATGGCGAAGAATTGTCTGAAGCGTTCAAAGAAAAAACAACGGCTATTTTTGAAGCAGCTGTACACGAGCGTGTCGAAGCACACAAAGCGCAGCTTGAAGAAAAATTTGACGCTGATTTGCAAGAACAAACACAAATTATCATTGATGAATTAGTAGAAAAAGTTGATTCATACCTTGATTACGTTGTGTCTGAATGGGTCAAAGACAATGAAGTTGCAATTGAATCAAACATTAAAGTTGAAGTTGCAGAATCATTGCTTGGCGGTGTTGTGAACTTGGTTAAAGAGCACAACCTAGAAATGACAGACGAAGCAGTTGATGCAGTTAAAATTGCAGAACAGCGTGCTGAAGAAATGTCAGAAAAATACAATGAAGTTGTTGCAGAGTTAATCGAAGCAAAAAAAGAAATGGCAGAGAATGCTCGTAAACAAGTATTCGAAACTGTTTCAGAAGGTCTAGCTGATACACAAGTTGAAAAACTTCGTGTTCTTTCAGAAGGCTTGAGCTTTGTTGATGCTGATGATTATTCAAGAAAACTTTCAGTGATCAAAGAGAGTTACTTCAAAGTAGAATCAGTTGAAGCAGGTGAAGATCTTGCAGAAACTCTACTAGAAGAAGTTGAAGAGTCTGAGGAAGCAAAGGCGCCTGCAATTGATCCTCAAATCGCTGCATATGTAAATGCGCTAGCTCGCACTACAAAATAATTTTTTTATAAATAGTATTAGACAATCCACAAAGGAGATCATCAAATGAGAAATAACGAACTTATGGAAAAGTGGGCGCCAGTGTTAGGTCACGAAGCGCTTCCCGCAATTCAAGACAAGCACCGTGCAGCCGTAACTGCTACTTTGCTTGAAAACACAGAAAAAGCATTGAAAGAAGGCCAGTCATACTCGCCATCATCTTTCCTTGCAGAAGACGCACCTGCAAACAACACAGGCAACGTTGCTAACTACGACCCAGTATTAATTTCACTAGTTCGTCGTGCAATGCCTAACTTGATTGCATACGATATTGCTGGCGTTCAGCCGATGACTGGTCCTACTGGATTGATCTTCGCAATGCGTTCACAGTACACTGCAGACGGCTCAGAAGCATTCTATGACGAAGCAGACACCGGTTACTCTGGTGATGGTACTCACGATGCATTGTTGGGTGCTGGTTCAGAAACAACTGGTACTGGTATGTCAACAGCGGATGCTGAAGCAAAAGGTGATACTGCACAGAATGCATTTGCAGAAATGTCATTCCAGATCGACAAAGTAACTGTTGAAGCAAAATCACGTGCATTGAAAGCAGAATACACAACTGAACTTGCACAGGACTTGAAAGCAATTCACGGTCTTGACGCAGAAACAGAATTGGCAAACATGCTATCTGCTGAACTTCTAGCAGAAATCAACCGTGAGGTTGTCCGCACTGTTTACACTTCTGCTGTTCAGGGTGCTCCTGCAGGTACAGTTGCAACTGCTGGTACTTTCGACCTTGACGTTGACGCAAACGGTCGTTGGTCAGTAGAGAAGTTCAAAGGCCTAATGTTCCACATCGAGCGTGAAGCGAATGCAATCGCAAAAGCAACTCGTCGTGGTAAAGGTAACGTGATCATCTGTTCATCAGACGTTGCTTCTGCACTTCAGATGGCTGGTGTTCTAGATTACACTCCTGCGTTGAACTCAAACAACCTACAGGCAGACGACACAGGTAACACTTTCGCAGGTGTTCTAAACGGTCGCTTCCGTGTATACATCGATCCATATGCAGGTTCTAACTACCTAGTTGTTGGTTACAAAGGTGCAAACGCATTTGACGCTGGCTTGTTCTACTGCCCATACGTTCCGCTACAGATGGTCCGTGCAGTTGGCGAGAACACATTCCAGCCAAAAATCGGCTTCAAGACTCGTTACGGCATGGTTGCAAACCCATTCGCACGTGGCTCTTCAGAAGCTAGCCAAGGTGTTATCGCAGACGACACAAACATCTAC